AAGTGCTGCCATGTTATGCTCCTTGTGCCGGCTGCTGTTGTGCAACGGCTGCTAAAAATGTTTCTAGTTTACTGTAAGTTTGTCCTACAGTCATCATCTCATTAGGCTTAAAAGCGCCACGTTGACTAGCAACATCAATGATACTTTTTAATGCTTGTAAGTCCTGTACAGTTAAGTCCGGGCCTTGTTGTTCTGTTGCTTGTTCTGCTTCCATCTCTGGTGCAGTTACTTCAACGTTTGTATCTTCGCTCATAAATGTTCTCCTTGTATAGTATATATGCGTACTTTATTTATTTGTACTTTAAATGTGGACACGCTAACATGAAATAACTCATGTCTTTTGTTTCTTCAAAACCGACAGTTAATACTTGAGTTAACTTGTTATTACTGTCTAAGCTTACGTTCTTACCAGCATAAAATCTGTTCTTTAAATGCTGTTTAATCCATTTAATTAAACTGTCTTCCAAATTATATGTCATAGGTAAATTAACGTACTCAAAGTGTGGCGGAGCCGATTTGACTTGCCTCACTTCAAATACATTTAATGGATTAGGTGTTTTATTTTTTATCATGCAGCCGCATCGTAGTGTACTGATGTACCAAACGGTCCTTCTAAGTTCTTATCACGGTTGCTGTGGATAACAAATACTGTATCACAGTAGTCTGGATCACCCCAGCTATCCCATGCATACCCATCTGTAAACATAATAAGCTTCTTAGGAACATAGTCTTGATCTTTCATGTATGTCCAGTTAGCCATAAAGTCAGTGCCGCCGCCGCCCATTAGTTCGTAGTCTAACAAGTCTTTGCCATCGTTTGCAGCGAAATCTTCTTCATTGTATACGTCTGTGTCAAAGCACCATACTTTAATATTATAGTCTGGAAACTCGTCCATAATACCTTTAACTTCTCCTAGGAAGTCTTTACCTTGTACTTCACCAATTGAGCCGCTCATGTCTATACAAACAGCAACATCAATAGTGTCTTGGAAGTCCATGCTAGGTAATATAGCACCGCTCATTTGTCCTTTGCGTGAAGGACGACTAAATGTATAATCGCTTCTAATTGAACTTTGTACTGACTGCCGAATAATTTCACGCCAGTTCATCTTAGGCTCTGTAAGTTCTTTAATCATACGTGCAACTGCGCCTGGAACATTACCTGCTCCTGCACTCTGTGCCGCTGAAATCATATTCTCTTTGATCTCATCTTTAATTTGTTTTACTTCTTCTTTGCTGTACTTAGGCTTAGACTTGCTAGTAGCATTTCCGTTAACATCCTTACCAACTTCGCCATCGCTAACACCTTCGCCATCGTCTTCTGAGTCGAGGTGCTCGTCTAGCATTTCACCTAATTGCTTTAAGTACTCTTCGCCCATCTCTTTTGCTTTTTCGTATACATCATCATATACTTCTTCGCTTGTCCAGCCTTCATATTTAAAGTCCTGGTAGCATTGTACAATACTTGGTATAGTACCAATACGATCACGTACTAGTGTATTGTTTACAATATAGTCTGCGCTAATGTTATAGATCATAGGATCACGGTCATCTCTACGACCCATGTGATCAAATACCATATGCAAAATTTCGTGTGCAACAACAAACTCAATCTCTTTATTATTCATCGCATTAAAGAATTGTGTGTTGTAGTACAAGTTACGACCATCAACGGCAGCAGTACCAAGCCACTCATCTGCTGCAATAATACGCAAACGTGTAGCCATGTTGCCAAAGAAAGGATGACGTAATAGCAACCCAATACGTGCCGTAATAATACGGTCCATAACTTCTACACGCATCTCTTCTAATGCTTCTGGAGTAATATCTGGGTCCGGAGTAAAGTTTTTTAGTTCACTTTGTGTATCTTTAGTAGCCATTATCGACGCCCCTTTGTTAACTTATACATATATTATAGCACTGATTAGTATATATGTCAACCTTTAATACTGGTCTTCATCATCACCAGACATCTTTTCTTTGGACCATTCAGCAGTTGCAGTAATATCCTTACCAAGTCCGCCTACAGTTGAACAAGCACCTAGTGCCATTGCCATTAGTACGATTAAAAATAATTTCATTTGAATCTCCTATTATTAAGCTTCTTGTGCGGCTTTAATATACTTACCATAACGCTCATGGAATTCATCAAAACACGCTACTTCATCTGGATCAATGGGCAAACCGTACTGTGTTAGTGCAAGCTTGATGCCCATAACAACTAGTTCAGTATCAAAGTTATCCATTGAAAAGCGCAGGAAGTTGTTCACTTTGTCATCGAACTTCTTGTCGCCTGCGTCACACGCTTCTTTAAGTTCATAGCATAAGGACACAGTTAGTGAGTACATAGCACTAATCTCTTTGGAATTCATCTCTTTTACTTTGCCTACTAGGATGTCAGTTGGATTAGGCATGCTAGATGCAACTTTACGGTGCGCCATAAACTTAACTGCTAGTCCTTCACCAACTGCACCTGCTACTAAGTCAGTAGTAGTTGCTTCGTCTAGGTCATCGTCTAGCAATTCGCTAACAAAAGACCAACTACGAGGAGTTGCAAAGCTACGGCTTGAACTCTTAGGATCAAAGTCATATAAGTCTTTCTTTGCAAAGGTTAAGTAGCCAATAACGTCTGTGTTGATGTTGTTGTTAACACTCCACTGGAACCAGTCGTCAAAGTTAACAGAAAGTTCTAAGTGGATAAAGCGGTTAGCTAACGGTGCAGGCATCCTATAAGTAACACCCTTGTCAGCTTCACGGTTACCAGCCGCAACAATCATTACGTTGTCTGGTAGCTTGTACGTGCCTACCTTGCGGTTAAGAATTAGCTGGTATGCTGCCGCTTGCACACTAGGTGCTGCTGAGTTCATTTCGTCTAGGAATAGTACAATGTGATCAAATTGAGCAGCAAACTCTTCGCTTGGTAATTCACTAGGCGCACCCCACACCATAGTACCTGAGTTGCTGTCGAAGTATGGAATACCTTTAATATCTGTAGGTTCCCAAAGCGACAAACGAATGTCAATTAAATGTGAATTTGAAAAAGTGTCACAGATCTGTGATACAATATCAGATTTGCCAATGCCCGGAGCTCCCCAAAGGAAGATAGGACGTTTCTTTTTTAGTGCATGGGTAATACTGTTTTTTGCGCCATTTGGACTAACTGTGCGAGTTGAAGTATCCATGTTGTGTTCCCTCTTTGTTTAGTGCTTTATTTAAACTATACATATATTATAGCACCATTACAGCATTTGTCAACCATTTTCTAAAAAAAGAACCTATTACAAATCAATAGGTTAGGATTTTTTTTGTCTATTAACTGCTTTTGTTAAGCCATATTTGCGCAAGTCGCCACTAAAAAGGGTGAGTTCAACTGCTTTCTTTTCGTTAGTTACTACAATACTTCGGTTTGTTAGGTAGTAAGGACAGTCAATGAACTTGTCGAGGTGGATAATAACTTGGGTAGATAATGGCACATCACGAGGATATGGTATGTCATATGTTGCTAAGTCTATTAAGGTTAGCACATCAAACCCCATCTCTGTTAGCCGCAAGCCGCCTGAGTTTTTATCTCTGTTGTTTTTCCACCAGAGTGGCATATACTCTTTTACGGCTGTTTCGTTTGTACTTTTGCCAAGTTCTTTCAGAAAGAGCTTAGTATATGTCTCTTTCCAGTTCATACTTCAGTAACTACTTCGCCCGAAGTAAGTTTATATACCGAAAAGTCTTGACATCTAAACAGTTCGTTTAACTTTTTAGCAAGATTGTGTGCATGACCTGGATTACTAAAGCTAGTCTTCTTATATTTAGGACCGGGGTAATTAGTAAGCGCATTTGCACTTTTAAGATTAAATGGCTTTTCTTGATGAAATACTGCCCATATAGCGTCAGCTTCTAGAACTTGCTCGCTCTTATAGGTTTTATTGTTTATATTTTCTAATATAACTGTTGGCTTTGGCCTACTCATATGCGTAATTCCTTTTAATTAACTACGCATATATTTATCTTTTTGAAAAGTTATCTACGTACTTAAAAACTTACCAATCATATTTATATTGATGTTTACTCGTTGTGGAACATCTGTTTGCAAATTACTATTATGCTCTATTAAGCCATCAAATAACACAAGTCTATTTGCTACAGATTCAACATCTTCATCACCTATAGTAGTAGGACCGTTGTTGGTATTAAGATAATAAATTGCAGTCATATGCGGCTGCTGGTGATCGACATGCTGATCGTGTGCTACGTTAATATTTTGATTAGTATACATATTACATCTTATTCTAAGTAACCTATGAGTTTGAAATTTAAGTTTTTCTTCTATAAAATGTATTATTGCTTCCATCTTTTCAAAATACCTAGATTCTACAATACCTGGAGCATCATAGCTTCTGTCTGTCTCGCTACAGCCATACACGTTATGAACAAAGTAATATTGTCCTTTATCTTGTTGATGTGAAACGGCCCTACTAAAGTGCCATGGAAACTCATATCCCATCATTAAATTTTGAAGCTGTGCATGTAAGTTTGCGGGTAAAAAGTCATCTACTATATGTACCATTAAAATTTCGATCCTCCGTCTAAATTAATTTGAATAACTTCTTCTTGATCTTTAGACTGTGCGACTAACAGTTCGAGATCACCGTGTAAGCGACTCATAACAGCACCTAATGTAAACGCTAGAGTCTTTGCAGTAGCAATATCTAGTTTAACTTCTCTTGCACGACTTTGTTCAGCAGCCTTTACAGCATTTAAAAATTGCTGTAAAGGGATAGTGTTTAATGGTTCAACATTTGGCACGACGAAGCTCCGATCTCATTTCCATTTCTGTTTTAAACGGGCCTTTAGATTCGTACCGTTCAATAGTAATCAGTTTAGGACAAAAGCTTTTAACCCAGCCTTTATCAAAGCGGATAATATAATACCCTGCACAATATGCACTCTTTGACTTGCCAGATTTAGTAAACAATGGTAGTTTACGTTTTACATCATACATTGTGTTATGCGGATTAACGCTTGTAGGGAATCCATGTACAATAAATTGTTGCTCATCTAACGTTACTATTTCTTCAGTAGATTCGTTCCATACAATGTCAGTGCCAAACCGTTGTTTCATTTCTCGCTTGTTATCAAAGAAACACGTTTCGCCTGTGGAAGAGAACATATACCTGTCATCATTCCATGACATTGTTCCTATACGTTGTTCGTTGTTTTCGATAATCCAAAACTTATCTTTTAATACTGGTTTTGCTTTTAAAGTCATGCTGGGTACCTCGCTTGTAATGGTGCTGCATAAGTCTGTGCCTGGTCTGCAATACGTTGCATATCCCACTTTGCACAGAACTTCATAAGACGCAAGCCTACTTGACTAATGTCTTTAGGCTTTGCGTGTTCTGCAATAGTTGTGTTAATAATCTCTCTAATGTCTGCCGGCTGTGCAGTTAAGTCACACAGTACAACATTGCGGTTATAATCATCTAGTACGCGATGTTCAACGCCTTCGTGATCTACCCAACGCTGTAGCATCATGTTATTCCAGTTGTAACCTTTTGTAGTCTTATCTGCATATGCTTCAATAAGTCCAACTTTATTCTTAGTACCTTTCTTACGTACACCAGGATAAGCACTAAACACATTATCACTAGTATCACCACGCATACACTTTTCAAACAACATAAAGTCAGGCAACGGAGCAGGCTTTCGCTCTTGTGTCTTCTTTTCAATAACAGGCGAGCCGTCATCGTTAAAGTAGCCTTTAGGTGTAATAGTTACGTTAGCAACACCATTGTACTGTGTGCAATTAGGGCCTACTAGTTGTGCAAAGTCGCCGTCTGTACTAATAATAACACAATGATCATCAGGGTGTGCTTGTACCCAGCCTGCAATAAGATCATCTGCTTCTAGTTGCTTGTGTTGCATAACAGTACAGTTAGTCTTGTCTGTAACAAAGTTCTTAAACTCGTCGAAGATCTCCCAAAACGCTTTATCGTCTTCACCTTCGGACACAGTCATCTTATCACGTGCAACTTGCCTGTTACGTTTGTAGGGCAAGTAATAGTCCTTGCGCCAGCTACGACCTTCTAAGCAGAATACAACATGATCTGCATTAAAGTCCTTCCAAGCCTTTTTAATACTGTTAAGTGTGATATGTAGTGCCATGCCTACTTTAGTATCAATATCGCCACGTACTACGTGCCGAGCTCGAAAAAAAGTATTAGCTGTGTCTACTAGTACATAAGTTGCCATTGTATTGCCTTTTATTGTGTTAATTTATATACAGTATAACATGATTATACCTGCTTGTCAACTAATGAATCATAAATCTTTCTATCAATGAAAGGGATTGAATTTAAGTTAACGTTGCTTGCATTAGTTGCTAGACGCAAATCAAATGCAATACTTATTCTCAAGTCTTGACTAAATTTTGTTGTACCGTGCATTAAGTACGTCGGAAATATAGTTAACCCACCCTGTGTATTATCAAACTCATATGTCCTGTTCTTATCGTATGGAGGAACATAATATGTTTTAGTGTCATAATTATCTACATGATAATTGCCACTTAAATATACGTCATGTCCAGCACCGTGATAATGTTCTTTAATATCTTGATCTTTGCGTAAAATATTAAACCAGCAAACAATGTCAAGATCCTTAATACTCGTTTGATCAGCCTGTACGAAGTTTAAATATGAAATTCTAAAGAATGTTAATAGCTGTTGTAGTTCAGGAAGTTGATCTGCATAATTAAACAAGTTGTATTGTCCAAACCTACTGGTGACACTTTCTAGACCTAATCCAGTGTCACCGTCGCTATTGCCTGGCAAGTCCAAGAATTGTTGTTCGTTCTCAACTAGCCAATTTCTTATTTTAACATTTTCATCTGTGGCTCCCCACATAGACTGGAATATTGGTATATCCCAGCTGGGAGAATAGCTAGTTTCAGGATGCTCACTTTTTAATCTTATAAGGTTCATGATACTTCGCTTCTGCCTTTAGCAATAGGAACTACATTAATATGCCCGGCCGCACGAGTTGTATCTCCACCTTCTTCATCTAACATGTTGTACACAATGTCACGGAACCATCTATCTACAATCTCTTCTTCAGGATCATTCTCTACACCGTAACCTGCTTCAACAAGTTGTGCAATAAAGTATTCATTCCAGTCAAGTTCAAAGAAGCCATTACGAACATTCTCTTCATTAACTTTAACATCGATAACATTTACCCAAGGTTCTTTTTTGCGTGTGTGATAGTCTTTAGGATCACGTTGTTTAAGAAGTTCCATCTTTTCAGCTTCTACTTGTGCGACATCTTCAGCTAACTTTGCTTCTACTTTGTCTTGTCCTGTTAATTTCTTAATAAAGTTTTTCATATTACCATCCTATTTTTTCCCACGGTACGTCTTTGTCACCAAAGTGTCCGTAAGTACAATTGTTGCTATAACTATTATAGTTGAATAAATCAAATCTGTCAATGATTCCTTTTGGACTCAGGTCAATTTCGTCACGTATAAATCTTTCGATACTGCGATTGTGTCCGTTTGAGTCAACATAAATGCTTGTAGGCTGCTTAATACCAATGGCATAGCTTAGTTGTATATTACACCAATCTGCCATTTCGTCTGCTACTACATTCTTTGCTAACCATCTTGCCATGTATGCAGCACTACGATCTACCTTTGTAGGATCTTTACCACTAAAGGCGCCGCCACCATGAGGAGCAAAACCGCCGTAAGTATCAACAATAATTTTACGACCTGTAACTCCGGTATCACCATCGGGCCCACCAATAACAAAATTGCCAGTAGGGTTGAGATGCCACACAGTATTTTCATCAATTAAATCTCCAAGTTCTTCCATTGCAGCTAGTTTACACAAATGTCTTGCTTCTTCTATACAGCCTTCTGAGTGCTGAGTACTTATAACAATTTGATCAATGCGTTTGATAACACCTTCACGTCTTGCACCGTTATACTCTACACTTACTTGACTCTTAGCATCGGGACCTAATACATTGCCACGCTTTGTTTTTAAATTTTCTAGTATCTTGTGACTGTAATGAATAGGCGCAGGCATCATACTATGTGTATGATTGCAAGCATAACCAAACATAAGTCCTTGATCACCTGCACCAAAGTCGTCTGTACCTAGTGCAATGTCTGCACTTTGTTCATGTATTTCATTATATAACTTTAGTTTATCCCAATGAAATCCATCTTGCTCGTAGCCAATTTCTTTAACTTTGTTTCGAACAATTTGTTCTACTTGATCTCTAGTTACATTAAAGTTCTTAACTTCGCCTGCTAGTGTGACCATGTTGGTAGTTACTAGTGTTTCAACTGCTACCCGTGTTGTTGTATCGCCAGCGGCTAATCCAGCATCAACAAGCGCATCAGATATTTGATCTGCTACCTTATCTGGGTGTCCGTCACTTACTGATTCGCTTGTAAAAATGTGGTTCATATTAGTCCTTTTCGTCTCATCTCTTCTGGATCCATAGGCTGCTTAACTTGTGCCTTCATAGCCTTTTCGTGTTGTTCGTTTTCGTATGCTTCACGTACCCCATGCATTTCCGAATAAACTGATGTGTAGCCTTGGGGTGAAACGCCATCCTTTTTCCATACATACTTCAGCAACTTCTTTAACGTTGAGAACATACTCTTCCGAGCGTCCCCCAAGCGGCATACAATATACTGGACACTCAACGCCGACATCACGATATGCTTGCACAGCTCTACCAGCTTCTTCAATGTCTGCACGATCAGCAACAACAAATTTAAGATAAATGTCACTACCAGCAACAGTGGAATAATTAAGAGCAACACTAGGTTTAATAGCGTCTTCCCAAGATTCTCCGCTAACGGAAAGTTTAGGTGAACAACTCCATGTGACTGTAATTCTGTCACTATCGTTGAGATAGTTGTAGAGATCGTCGTGTAAAACTTGTGTAGTGTTTGTTTCAAATGTGACATTTTTTAGATCCTGCATACGTGGATGCTCAAATAGTTCGACATACAATCGTTGCCACGCCAACAACGGCTCGCCACCTGTCATAATTAAGTGGATGTCTTGTCCGTTATCCATTGTCCATTTAC